AGATTTAACAAATGATATTTTACCTTTAGCGACGCAGTTTGGCCAATCTAAAAATTTAATAATTAACGGAGCTATGCAAGTGGCTCAACGTGGTACGTCATCTACATCTTCTGGCTATCAAACTGTTGATAGATTTGCAATAGGTTTTGGAGAGGGAGCAATTACACAAGCTCAAGTTGATTTGACATCTTCAGATACACCTTATGCTTCTGGATTTAGAAAAGCATATAAACTTACTAATAGTACAGCATCGACAGCAGCTGCTGCAGCTAGAGATATTAGATACCAAATAGAAGCTCAAGATATAGCAACATCAGGGTGGGATTCAACCAGTTCATCATCAAATATAACTTTATCTTTCTGGGTAAAATCAAGTGTTGCTCAAACATATTATTGTTTTCATTATGTTCCAGACTCAAGTAAACATTATGTTTGGTCATTTGCTTTGAGTGCTGATACTTGGACTAAAGTTACAAAAACAATTCCTGGTGCTTCTGGTGTAACTATCAATAATGATACTGGAGCTGGAATGAGTGTTCAAATTGTAGCATTTTATGGTACTGACTTTACTGCATCAGGTGTAACATTAAATACTTGGGGAGCTTGGAGTAGTTCTAATCGAGTTCCAGATATGACTAATACATGGGGTGGAACAACTAATGCAACATTTGAAGTTACAGGAGTTCAATTAGAAGTAGGCAGCGTGGCAACAGATTTTGAGCATAGGTCATTCGGTCAGGAGCTTGCTTTATGTCAGAGATATTATTACAAACACGTTGATGGTAATACTCAAGATATTGGTGCTGGAACGTATTACACTGCTAACTTATGTGCTTTTAGTGTAAAATTTCCAGTTGCAATGAGAGCAGCACCCACATTAGACTATGTTAGTAGCTCAGATGCCTATACAATTTATAGTAATGGTCAAAGTGATCCATTTACTTCAATGAATATCGTAAGAGCACACGCCAATTCTGCTGCCTGTGATACATCAACAGGAACAAGTGGAACACAAGGTCATGGAGCAGTTCTAGCCACAGCCACTTCCAGTGGTTATCTTGCTTATACCGCAGAACTTTAATTACAAATTATGGCATATCCTACAGATCCAATCTATAAACTTTACAAGAATGCAATGATAGGACAAGTAACCAGTGTTTCAAAACAAGTTGGTACTCATGTTCTTTCAATTCCATTTGACGAAGCAAATACCGACTACCAAGAGTACCTTGAGTGGGCTAAGACAAACACAGCCGAAGCTGCTGATGAAGATATATTAACTTGGGATGATATTAGATCTACAAGAGATCAAATATTAAAAGATACAGATTGGACAATGACAACTGGTGCAACTGTAGATCAGGCACAGTGGGCTGCATATAGACAAGTTATAAGAGATATTCCTCAGACTTATAAAGATAAAAACCCTGATGATGTTGTCTGGCCAACACAACCCTCTACTGCTGGTCCTAATACATAATCCAGAAGATTACTCCCTGTAAAATAAGAACAGAAAAAGAATATAGTAGTTAAACAGTCATGCCATATATTGGAAATGACATAAGGGCAAACGAAGATTACAAAACTATAGATGATATATCAAGTAGTTTTAATGGTAGTACCACTTCTTTTGCTTTACAGGTCGGAGGTTCTGCCCCAGTTCCTTTTCCAAAGTTTGAATCACAATGCATAATATCTGTCGGTGGTGTAATCCAGGAACCTGATACTACAGGTACAACTGGATTTAAATTTACAGGTACAAATATAGTTTTTAGTTCTGCTCCAGCTGCTGGAGAATCATTCTTTGGAGTGATACTTGCAGGTGCAGACTATTTAAATGCTGGCGGAACATTTCCAGATGGAACTACTGCAGTTCCTTCTATAACATTTAGCTCAGATACTGATACAGGAATATTTAAAAGTGGTAATGGATTGGTTTCTATTACTTCTAACGGAACTAAAGTTGCTACCTTTCCTACGAGTGCAGGGAGTTCAGGCCAGGTGCTTGCCACAGATGGTGGAGGAACACTCTCATTCGTTGATCAGTCAGGGGGTGGAGCTGTCGGAGGTGGCTCTGACAAGCTGTTTATGGAGAATGGAACAACCATGACAACTAACTATACATTAGGCACTGAATTTGGAGCTACTTGCAATGCTCTAAGTGCAGGACCAATTACAATTAACGCAGGTGTCACGCTGACTATACCTAGCGGTTCAGTATATACGGTGGTTTAGATTATGCCTATTACATTAAATGGATCAGGAACAGTAACAGGAGTCTCAGTAGGGGGCTTACCAGACGGAATAGTTGATGCAGATATGCTTGCTTCTAGTTCTGTCACCGCTGCAAAATTAGCAAGTGGTGTTGGAGGTAAAATTCTTCAAGTTATAAGTCAAGAATCAACAACTGGATTTGCTACAACAAGTTCTACTTTTGTTGATGTATTTGATTTCACAGCAGATATTACACCTTCAGCAACTTCAAGTAAAGTTTTGGTGATGGCTTCATCTAATATGGAATGTGATGGTAGTGCCAATAGGTCTTTTGCAACTATTAGAAGAGACAGTACAAATCTAGGTCATTCATCAGGTGGCCTTACTCAAATGCATGAATATTATTACCCTGGTGCTCAAGACCAAGAAATGCCTTGTACTATGATTTATTTAGATTCTCCAAATACAACATCACAAGTAACTTATAAAGTACAAATAAGACTTGATGGTGGTACTAGAGCTGGCTGGAATGGAGCACAGACCGTTACAAAAGGGTCTTTTATTGTTATGGAAGTGAGTGGATAATGATTTATAACAGAATTAAGGCATTAACAATTCTCAAGCCAGGTAAGCAATGGAGTTGGGGTGGAACTGATTATTCTGGTTTAACTTGGCATGAAAGTGATACAGCCCCAACTGAAGCTGAAATAGATGCTGAAGTTACAAGGTTAAATAATGCAGAACCTATGAGACTATTAAGATTAGAAAGAGATAGATTATTAACAGCTTGTGATTGGAGAGCTAGTTCTGATTTGACACTTTCCGATGCTTGGAAAACTTATAGACAAGCTTTAAGAGACTTACCTGCGTCTGCATCCCCTAAACTAGATAGTAATGGAAATCTAGATTTAACATCCGTTACTTTCCCAACGGAGCCTACATAATATGAGTTCTATTAAATTAACAGCTGATTCTGGAGGAGGTACTTTTGAAATTAAGGCTCCATCTTCTGGTTCAAATGCAAGAGTATTAACTGTTCCTGATTCAGCAAGCGGTAATCTTTTGACGACTACAAATTCACAAGTTGTCACAACTAATAAAACAGATACTTTTTCTACTACCTCTACAAGTAAAGTAGATATTACAGGTATGAGTGTAACAATTACACCATCTTCAAATTCAAGCAAAATAATGGTTTTTGCTGAAATAAATCATGGTGGTTTTGATTATAATTTTTATCTTGATTTACTAAGAGATTCTACTCGTTTAAGAATACCTGCAAGTGGTAATAATCCAGCTACTATTCAAGCCCCCGGAATAAGTGATGCAAGTAATTACACATGGACTATGTGGACAAGAACTATAGCTTTTTTAGACACCCCAGCTACTGCCAGTGCTGTAACATACAAATTGCAAGTTGCCTGTCAAAGTGGTGGTGAATTTTTTCTAAACAGACCTAGAAGATCTGGCAATGCTGTTGATGGTGTTGCTAGTTCTAG